AATGCGTATGTAAGACCTTTAACTATTGCAACACAAAATATAGTATTTAAGACGGGTGTAGTAGACCATTTGATACAATATCAATTTGATTTCAACTTCGGTCAGGCTTATAAATTAATTCTATAATATGGGTATTGTATCAACACAAGCATTATACCAAGGTAAAGTAACAAAAGTATTGGAAGCTAAATTAACATCAGTCATACCACTCCCTGAAATAGGACCTACCTTTATCTTTCCGTATGTTTCCAAATCATAAGAAGCAAATTCAGGATATTTAAGTGCGTTATTACATATTAAATATACATCATCCATAAATGGTTCATTCATAAAAGATGATGAGTATGTATATCCTGCTTCTTCAAATATTGCATCTAATACTAATTTAGCTTTGATTGCAGGTTTAAAGTTTTGTACAGTCAATGAACCCTCTACATCATTTATTCCAAATGTTTGCAAACTACCCTGTTCGTATCGATACGCACTACCATAATCAGCAAGGGGATAAACAATCGCACCATTAAATAGATTACCACTCCAACTTGCAGTTATATTATTGTAAGATGCAGTATGATTGTATTGTGCTAAAGAAGTTAAATCAGTTAGATAGTTTCTATTAATATCTCTACCAAATGATGATAGTGTGCCGTATATAGTTACCTCATATGAATCGATAAACTTATTCGCTAATAGGTTTACCTTATTTAGTTGTAAGTACCCCTGTGACAAATAGATTGAGTCAAAATCAAAGTAAGCCGGCACTTTTATGTTTGTAGCAAAAAGGAATGGTTCATCAATACTAATATCATAAACATGCTCAAAGAAAGCATTATTTACTTTTGTACCTGGTAAAGTTATTTGTCTTGTAAACTCTGATGGTAATTGGCCTATATCAAATAGACCTGTTACATTATTAGATAATTTTATATCCTCATCATCGAATATATCTAACTGCGTTCCATCGGCTACTAGTCTAAAAGTAAACGCCTGTGTACTAATTATCCCCATTACATAATCAATTTATAAGGTTGTCCGAATTGGAAGTCAAATTGATATTGAATTAATTTATCTACTACTCCCGTTTTGAATAATATATTTTGAGTTACTATTGTTAATGGTCTTACTTTATTATTTGCTTCATCATATACCCAATAAATTTCATCAGATACTAATAATTGTTTTAGAATGTCGTTATAACTTTCAGGCAACCAAAAAGAGTTTACGGATATTGCTTGTTTAGAGTCTACTATATATGCTTGATTTGCTGTATCGTATGGTTGATAGGATAGTGTTGAACTTTCCCATGTACCTAATTGTGGTTGATAAGTTCTTCTTTCAGTTTGAAATGATTGTTTTGAAACCATATCAAAGTTCATATAATCAAATTGCCCAAATCTATTTTTAAACTTAACTCTTACATTTGGATATTTTTGTTGACAAGTTATATTATAACGAATAGCATTACTTAATGCAGTTGCACCATTAAATGCTTGAACTGAAAAATATTCCATTCCACTTGTTGAAAGAGGGAAACCACTTTGTGCTGGCCCTATTGGGTAAGAATATATTTGTCCTTGTGTTGCAGTAGACGATGAAACATTATAGTTTGCAGTTCCTAAATTAGATGTATAAACTATTTTAGTAGGTTGTGTAGTTCCAACATCACCTGTATATATTCCTGCAATGCCTGTATTATCTATAAATGCAGATTGAGTTGCAGGGCCGTCAGTCATTAAAGGCCAGAAAATAGATGATGTGAATATTGATTGTCCTATTGTTTCAGGGAATATACCATATCCATCTAATGCTTTATAAGTTTGTGAACGAGTATGAGACCCAGTTAAATATGTACTACCTGATTGATACTGAAAGTAAAAATCAACTGCGAAATATGAAACAGATGATGTATTAGCAATTGCTAAAGGAGTTAGAGTTGAATTAATTATTCTATTCAAATCAAAAATACCTACATTTGCAGTATTTGGGAATTTTACGATTGTATAATCTGAAGCTGAACTAGAATTAGTTAAACTACCTGTCCAATAATATAATTCACCTACATATTGAAATGAAGATGATGTATAAACAGGTGTTGACTCAGCAAGTGTAAATATAATTGGTGATTGTGCTAACGAAGCAGTTGCCGGTGTCTGTGTAATAGTTAAAGCCATTATGTATATCGTTTAATATAATAACCACCTTTTCAATAAAAGTATGTGATACTAATACTCAGCTTCCATTGTATCTAATTCATCCATAATACCTGACATAACATTATCTTGAATATATACTCCCATATATTCATCAATCATGCTTTCAATTATTGGTGAATTTATTGCTTCCTCTGCAAATGGTCTTGCATCCATATATCTTGTACCTTCTTCAACAAATTTACCATAAGTTGCACCTGGTGGATTATAAGTTAAATCAAATTCTATTGTATCAACCTTTTTAGTTTTAGATAATCTTTTCTTTCCTAATTTAGTTTTACCTAATATTCTATTTGGTGTATTATACGAACCAATATTATTATATAACTTTCCTGTTTTGTAGGCTTTAGTATATCCTCTTGTCAAATTTAATTGAGCAAGTGAGGTAATCTTTATTGCTATGTCTTCTAATGTAGGCATTGTATTTAATAAGACCCACTAGGATATAAATTATATAAACATATAGGTCTATCGTTGTGTGTGGTAAGTGTAAAAGTAGATACCCATCCAGCTAATCCATTATTAAATTGGTCAGAGAATGCTGAACAGTTTATGTCTCCTGTTATATCAAACCCTGCAACTCCTCTTTGTGTATAAGAAGTTAAATCATTTAAGATAGCTAATGTGTTTGCATGAATGTCTATTACATCATCTACTCCATAAAAAGGAATAGTTTGTGCATTAGTTCTAACACCACTTTCGTTATTTTTATTTTTAATCTTATCAGCAATCGTCAACTGAATTGTATAGTTGGTTGTATTAGTACCAAAATTACTTTCAGTTATTAGGATATTTCCTAATGGATATGATGGAAATTGTTCTACATCTATTTTTGTAATATCACCCTGTGTTACTGTATTAATAGAAGGGTGATTACTCATTATTGTTTTGAAGTAATCTAAAGCATTGTAATAGAGAGTATAATTTGCACCTGTATTATGAATTATTGCCATAGTTTATAATTGTATTCCACCGAAGTATTGATTACTTTGGTCAGGATATATTTGAGTTTGATTTCCAACACTTTCTAAATATTGAGGTATATTATTAGAATAAGAAATTAAGTAATTCTGTAATCTCAATGCGTAATAGTCTGCATTGTTTAGAGCTTTGTTTAAAAGATAATCAATTTCAGATTTAGCAGGAGCTATACCTTGCTCACTTTGTTGTTTAACTGCACCATTTGATTTGAATTGAACCGAACTAAATGGAATGTATTCAACACATGCATACCACAATAGGGTATATTTAATATGGTCATCCATTAGGTCTTGATAATAAGAACTTAAAGAACTAAAAGTATTTGCAGTGATTTGTGCTTGTAAATAATCGAATAGAACTGTTCCTAATAAATTCTTTAAGTATTTATCTTGTGCAGTTCTACAAAACGGCAATAAAGCATCTGCATCTATTGCACCCTGCAACGGAGAGTTCTTTATAATATCGTTTCTATTTATGAATAATGCGTATGACATATTTTTTATTTATATATTTCGTATTGTGAGTTATTAACTTCCAACATTGAAAACTTTTCTGTTGGTATTGGTTCTACTGGTGTTTGGTCTGCACTATCATCTGTTGTTGCAGGATTTTCCATACTATCGTTAGTCTCATCTTCTACTTGTCCTATTGTCTTATTAGTTTCCTCAGCTGTTTGTGCAAGTATTACTAATGGAGTTAATTGTTCAAAGTATAATTGAGCATCCGTATATCCACCACAAGTTAATGCGTAATCTAAACTATTTAGGATTATATTTTGGAATGGAGAAATAGTCATCGTTTGTAAGATACTAAATGCTGTCATCATTTCCTCTGATTGTGAAGAGAAACCATTGTTCTTTGTTCTAATACCAAATAGTAATGGACTAGTTACTCTATGTGCAACTAATATTCTATCTTGTGTGTATTCTGCAACATAGTCGTATTTCTCATGTAAGTTTGTAATATCAATCACATCAATTGTAGGCTTACTTGCTACATCATCATTAAACGACAACATAAATCTACCTGCGTTATCTGTTCCTGTAAACTTAGCTTGTACTAAATCTTCGATAGTTTGTCTTTCTTCAGGTGCAGGAACTCCATTGTTGAAGTTTAACATCACTGCCGGTAAGAAACCATTAACAATATTATTAAAATGTAGATTACTTATCTCACCTTCGGCCATTGCTAATTGTAAAGCAGATACCCAATCTGGTAAAGAGTAGTAATACAAACCTGGACAATAATGTTTTATGTAAAGTATTTCCATTTTCTCATTAGAAGTCTCAAATGCAGGTATTTTCTTTTTATCTCTTATCTTTCTTTGGTCGTTCCAATCAGTACAATAGTAATAATTTTCAATCATTGGTGACGAACCTATCTTCTCTGCTCTTAATAATTGAACAGGTACATGGTACATCTTTTTAATCTTAGTATGTGTTTCATCCCAATAAACTTGGAATGCAGCATTACCATATAGTTTCAAATCAAAACTAACTCTTTTAACTTCTTCTTGTGGAAGTATTTTCTGTAAAGTTTCATTGAATGCTTCGTTCTTTGAATATAAACCTTTACCAAATATTAAATCTGCAATACCTTCGATAGATGCTGCATTAGTTGTACTAACT